GGATGAGGAGGAGCCGTGAGCGAGTGGATACCGTTTAAGGTTAAAACAGTGCATGGCATTAGAGAGTTTGTCGGAGACATCCCACAGGACGGTCAGAAAGTGCTGATTAGCAATAACCCTTATGTTTTTGCAGACACGTTTTGCAACGATGAAGATGGATGCTACCTTGACGATTACATCGGCGAAATAAAGGACGGGATGGCGTGGATGCCACTGCCTGAACCGTACAAAGGAGGAAACGAATGAGTGGAGTAAGAAACGCGAGAAATACAACGATAGCAGAGTATTCTGAAAAGGTAAGCAGGATATGAGGTATAAGCAATGACTGAGAGACAGAAAAAAATATGTGAAAAGTACAGCGCGCGTGACGCTGACGGATATGTGCATTGTAACGAGTGCCCGTTATTGATTGACAAATACGAGTATATGTGCAAAGCGAACTCAGTGTACAACAGGCGTGACCGTGAGTGGATACTGAAAGATGTGAAAGAAGAGGTCATAGGTAATGACGGCTTAGGAGATGTTCGCAAAACTGGGATATGACGAATATGACGAAAACTTTTGCGGAATAAGGAATCTGTTCTACGAACGGCGGGAAAGCTTCGGAGAAATAACCATAATCAAGTTCACCGAAGAATCCGTGGACATCCGCAGAAGCCGTGGCTCGTCTATATGGCTGCCGGGGGAAACAATAAAGGCAATCGACAAACAGCTTGATGAATTAAAAGAGGAAAGCGCAGAACCGCGAGACAGTATACAGAGGAAGAAGTGAGGCACACAAGATACTTGGAATCAATGCTTGACTATTACGGGAAGAATGGACTTGTGGAACTGACAGAGAAACAGATACAGGATTACGAGAAAATGAAAAGACGGGAAAAGGACCTCGGGAATTAACCCGAGGTCCTTCCGTCCTCTCTCAGCACTCTCTCGAGCAGTCTGGATACATATTCCGGAGGTTCTCTTGTACCGTAGTACCATTTCTCCATAGTCTTTTGTGGGATTCCGTAAATCTTAGCGATTTCCGACCAGGAGAGATCGGAATTTTCTATAACTTCACGAATCATTATTCCTCCTCGAGCCCCGCACAAAGAAATTCATTGAGGTCGTCCAGTGTTCCGACCTGATACATTTCAGAGTTTTGGTTGTCTGAAACATAATAGTTTCCGTCTGCGTCAACGTACCTACTAGAATCGGACATGGAGCCAAGTGCTTTTGTACTCAGAATATCAAGATCAACATCCTTCACATTTGCATGCTTAATTATTCCGTTTTCGCGATATGCTCTTCTCATTTTATGCTCTTTTCTGCCGGTTTCCCGGCTCACTCTGCGATTATTTGCCACTTGCCGGAGTTGCTTATCCATTCAACGGCTTGCGCTTCGGTGTCGAATGGCGGCATGTTCATGTTTAGCTCGTAGGGCTTTTCGTTAAATAGGCTTGTTTCAAACGCGTATTTGCCGATACCGAGCAGCTTTAACCGCGCCACGTTGACAAGCTTGTTACCAATGTATCGTCCATATCTGTTCATTTCCTTTTCTCCTTCCCGCGCTGGTGCGCTATCTAACTGTTGCGACATCAAGCCGCATTACAAGGTCGATTATCTTTATTCTGGTGGTGTAATTCGTTTCGGCGGCTCTGGCGAGTATCTCGCGCTCTTTGGCCGGTGCGATACTTAGCCCGTAGATGATTAGTTGTTCCTCGGCCTGCTTTAGCAGTTCCTCCGCTTCAAGGATTTCATGCCAAAGTGCTTTTGCTTCGGGTAGTTCGCCAAATTCCTTATTGACCCGGTCAAAGACTTCGCTATCATCAATGCAGTAGATTCTTGTAGGGATTTCGCCGTTTGGATTCTTTATGCCCTGCTCGGCAATGTATTTCCTCTCCATGTCATCCTGTATGCCTTTCAGCGTTTCAAGGTGCGCCTTTGCTAGCATATAGGTGCGCTGCTCTGTGTTGTACTTTGCGCCGCCGATGATTTTCTTCATTTATTTTCTCCTTCTGCCTTCGTTCCTCCGGGGCGGGATATTGGTTTTACTTTTATCAATAAACCTCGACTACTACATCGTTCGGGTTCATGCTGTCTCTTTCTATGAACCATGACTTTGTTTCCTCTCCCAATTCCACAGCTCCTTCGTATGTATCAGAGTAATCACTCTGGTCCTTACCATCTACATAAACGATAGAATCATCTTCCTTGTTTACCAGCCTGTAATCGTATCTCATGTTTTCTCCTTTGCCTTCGTGACCTCCGGGGCGGGTAAGTGTTTCAATTACTTTTTAACTGATTCAATAAGTGCCTTTGCGTCTTCAACTTCCTGCTTTGTCAGAACCGTCGGCAGATAACCATATCCGCCCTCATTTTGGACATTATTGTAGTTTCTCAGATAGACAATACGTTCTCCGTTGGTATTGAAAACTTTGACCGACTTTGAAAGTTTAACTATTCTTTCAGCTTCTTTGATTTCTTCAGCTTTTTCTTTACCCTGTGCTTCAGATTCTCTCTGAGCATTGAGCTCTTTGTAGTGTTCGGCTTCTTCTTCGGTTATGATCCATACTGAATTGTTGCACCCGTTGAACTGTCCATCACTCTGTCTCTTCGGAAGATCACGCCAGTCTATATATGTAAGTTCGGTATCTTCTCCCAGACCTATAAACATCTTATCCCTGCACCAGTCTGCATATTCGAGTTTTTCGGATTCAGTTAATCTTCTAGCTTTTAAGATCTTAACCTCACAGTACGATGATTCATGTTCTATAACGTAAAACTCTTTTCCTGTTTTCATATTAGTCTCCTTTTCTGTTTGAGGTTGTCGTCTCACTTCCTTGTTTCTGATTACATCATATACCCCAATGGGGGATATGTCAATAGGTTTTTCAAAAGTTTTTTAATTATTTTTCAGATAGGTGACATATGCCCGAAATAAGGTACGTGCAACAATGTAGCGAGGACATGGATAAAATATGTTGACACTTAAGCAAGAAAAATTTGTCGAGGAACTCATAAAAGGAAAGAGCCAGCGCGTAGCATATCGCGCCGCTTACAATGCCAAAGGCCTGAGCGATAACGGAGCGGACGTAGCTGCGTGCAAACTGCTTAAAACACCTAAGGTTAAACTAAGGTATGAAGAATTAAGGGCTAAGGCTGATGAGCATAGCGGAAACGAAGCGGCAAGCATGCGCGCATTTATCATTGCACAGCTTCAAGACATTGCGTCAGGAGCGGCAAAAGACGAGGTCAAGGACTATGACTCGGAAGGTGTATTGATAAAGAGTCGCACGCAGCTCAGGCAGGCAGACCGCGCGAACGCATTAGACAAGCTGTCAACCTTATATGGAGTGGATCAGCAGGTAGACAATACCATACAGATACAGATCGGAGCGGAGGCATCAGAATATGGTGATTAAGATTTCTGAGCCTAACGACAAGCAAAAGCTTTTCTTGCTTGATCATCACAAGTATGTAGGATACGGAGGCGCTCGAGGTGGCGGAAAAAGCTGGGCGATAAGGGCAAAAGCACTTTTGACTGGGTGCAAATATCCCGGAATAAAGATGCTGATAATGCGCCAGACATATCCGGAGCTCGAACAAAACCACATAAGACCGCTCACGAAACTCTTAGTGCCGGTAGTAGCAGACTATAACCAGTCAAAAAAGCGTTTTACATTTCACAACGGGAGCACGATTGATTTTCAATACTGCAAAAACGATTCAGACCTAGTCAGGATTCAGGGCGCAGAGTACGACCTCATATTTGTTGATGAGGCAACAAACTTTTCAGAATACCAGTTAAAAGCGATCTCGGCCTGCTGCCGTGGCGTGAATACTTTTCCGAAAAGGATCTACTACACTTGCAACCCCGGCGGGCAAAGTCATGGGTACATCAAAAGGATATTCATTGATAAACGATACGACGATGGAGAACGCGCGGAAGAGTATTCCTTCACGCAAGCGCTCGTCCAGGACAACAAGTCGCTGATGGAAAGTGACCCGGACTATATTCGCCAGCTCGAAGCACTGCCGCCGAAGCTCCGCGCAGCATGGTTGTACGGGTCGTGGGATATGTTCGAGGGGCAATTCTTTGAGGAATTTGTAGATTCTCCGGATCATTACTTAGACAGAGAGTACACGCACGTTATAGAACCGTTCGAGATTCCTTCCGACTGGAAGATATACCGTTCATACGACTTTGGATATGCGAAACCGTTCTCATGCGCGTGGTGGGCGGTGGACTACGACGGAAGAATATACAGGATTCTTGAGTTGTATGGATGTACCGGAGTACCGAATGAGGGGCTCAAGTGGAACCCGCATGAGCAGTTCAAAAAGATACACGAGGTGGAGAATCAGCATCCCTGGCTAAAAGGAAAAAGGATCCACGGAGTTGCGGATCCGGCAATATGGAACGCTGAAAGCGGAGAGAGCGTCGCTGACGTAGCGTCAGAGTATAGAGTTTACTTTGACAAAGGCGACAACGAGCGCATAAGCGGTTGGATGCAGGTACATTACAGACTCGCGTTCGACGAGCACGGAATACCGATGATGTACGTATTCCGCGGATGCAAGGCGTTTATCCGAACAATTCCACTGATGATGTACGACGAGCACAAGGTTGAGGATCTTGACACAGATCTAGAAGACCACGTCGCAGATGAGGTGAGATATATGTGTATGTCAAGACCGATCAAACCGACTGCCGTTAAGCCGGACACAAAGATAGGCGAGGATCCGCTCAATCAAAGAGCACAAAAACATAGGAGCATATATGTTGGACATGGAGAATAACACGACAAACGAATCAATGCAGCAGCCTGAGCAGCAGAAACCAGTCATAGGAACGGACGAGATCAGGAAGGCGATGGAAACTCTGCGGAAGTACAAGGCAGGGAAAGCACGTCTGGAAGATAAGATCGTCAAGAATGAAGAATGGTGGCGTATACGTCACTGGGAACAGATGCAGACTCCCGATACAAAGGACGATCCAAAGCCCGCATCAGGATGGCTTTTTAATGTAATAGTGTCTAAACACGCAGACTTCATGGATTCTTTTCCCGACAATGATATTCTTCCGCGCGAGCCGGGAGATATTGACGAGGCTAAAAGGCTTTCCTCTGTCGTGCCCGTAGTCATGGATCAGAACGGGTACAGAAGCGTTTATTCTGATGAGGTGTGGTACAAGCTTAAACAGGGAACCGGCGTGTTCGGCGTGTTCTGGGAGCAGGGCAAGCTCAATGGACTTGGAGACGTCACGATAAAATCTATGGATCTGCTCAGCCTTTTTTGGGAGCCGGGCGTAAAGGACATTCAGAAGTCCAAGAATTTCTTCTCGATTGAGCTAGTAGACAACAGCATTATCGAGCAGAGCTACCCGCAGGCTAAAGGAAAGCTCACTGAGACCAGTGACAACTTCACAAAGAAGTACATGTATGACGATCATATCGACACGACCGGCAAGAGTGCGGTCGTTGATTGGTATTATCACAAGTTCGCGGACGGGAAAAAGACATTGCAGTACGTCAAGTTTACCGGAGATACTGTCTTGTACGCTACTGAGAACGACACGCAAGTGCCGACAGAATCCGTACAGCAGCCAATGTATGACATTGACGGTAAACCTATTGTCATCAACGGACAGCAGGCTACGCGCACTGTACAGCAGCCTGCTGGCGAGAGCATGGCTACGAAAGGCCTGTACGATCACGCAATGTACCCGTTCGTGTTCGACCCGCTCTTCCCTGAGGCTGATATGCCGGTAGGCTTCGGCTTTGTAGACGTCTGCAAGAACGCCCAGGCGAGCATTGATATCTTCAATAATTCTTTCGAGAAGAACATACAGTTTCTTGCAACTCCACGATATCTTGTCCGAAATGACGGCGGAATCAATGAGGAGGAGTTCGGAAACCCCAACAAGACTATCGTGCACGTTGATGGGAATCTCGGTGACGATTCGTATAAACCTATCACTCCTCCGACGTATATTAACTCTAATTACATAAACCTGTTAGACAACAAGGTGAACGAGCTCAAGGAGACCGCAGGGAACCGCGATACATCAAACGGTGGTACGCAGAGTGGAGTAA